CCCATCGGCACCGACACCGCCAAGGCCGAAATCTACGGCCGCCTGCGCACCGAGCAGCCCGGCCCGGGCTACGTGCTCCTGAGCCGCCTGCTGCCGCCCGAGGTGTTCGAGCAGCTCACCGCCGAGCGCCTGGTCACCAAATACGTCAAAGGCCGCCCGCGCCTGGAGTGGGTCAAGCCCAACGGCCGGCGCAACGAGGCACTTGACTGCGCCGTCTACGCCCTGGCCGGCGCCCACTTCGCCGGCATCGATCGGTGGAAGGAGGGCGACTGGCTCAAGTGGCAGAACCGCGTGGAAGAGCGCAGCCTGTTCGACGAAGCGCCGGCCTTGCCCGCGCCCCAGGCCGCGCCCGCGCCCATGTCAGCCGCCCCGCAGCCTGCGCCCACCCAGGCCGGGCCGACTGCACCGCCCGCGCCGCCCACCCAGGCCGCCCCGCTGCCCACCGCCGCCACCCTGGCGCCAGACCCCGCACCCGCCCCGCCAGCCCCCGCCCCCAGCCAGCCCACGCCGCCCACGCCCGCCGCTCCACCCGAGCCCGCCCCGCCACCCCCTGCGCCGCCGCCCAGGCGCCCCACCCGCGACTGGTAACCCCATGACCAAACCCGCCGCCCACGCCCAGGCCCACCACCAGGCCCAGGCCGACGCCACCGCCCTGGCCGACCCCCCGCCCCGCAAGCCCGCGCCCACGCCACCCAAGCCCCCAACCCCGCCCGCGCAGGAAGCCGACCTGGTGGACCGCATCTTCGAGTTCCTGCGCGAAGACCCGCGCCTCACCGTGCTCGAGCCGCAGGCCCTGCAGCAGCTCAAGGCCGCCGTGCGCGCTGAGTTCCGGGGCGAAGAGTGCTACATCGCCAGCCGCCCCGCCAGCGCCCGGCAAGAACTGGTCAGCCAGGTGCTCTCCATGTTCAACGGCCGCAACGCCACCGAAGTGGCCCGGGCCCTGAGCATCGGCCGCGCCACCGTGTACCGCGTGCTCAAGCAATCCAGCCGCCGCAGCGTGGCCCCGCCGGCCTGAACAGGCAGGGCAGGGCAGCCGCTTGTCTCAGTTTTCCTGGAAATGAGACACCGCCCCGGCTACCGTCAGCGCATCCCGCAAGAAGCCATCCAGCCCGCGCCCTGGCGCGCAACGAGCACACCATGCAACACCGCCCATGAGCTTCACCACATCAGACCTGAACGCCGTTGACACAGCCATCGCCACGGGCGAGCTCACGGTCGAAGTCAATGGCCGGCGCATCACCTACCGCAGCATGGCTGACCTGGAACGCGCCCGCACCCTCATCAAGGGCGAGCTGGCCGCCGTCTCGCCCCAGGCCTCCAACCGGCGCGGCAGTTACCGCGTCCAGTTCGCCACCCTGCGCGGCGAATAAGGCCCCGGCACCACCATGGCAGGCAACATCCTCGACAAGCTCATCGCCGCGGTGGCGCCCAGCGCGGGCCTGAAGCGCATCCGTGACCGTGAGCGCCTGCGCGCCTATGAAGGAGCCAGCCCGCGTGACGGCTGGCGCCCCCGCCGTTCCGGCGCCAGCGCCAACACCGACCACACCGGCGACGCCACCACCCTGCGCGTGCGCGCCCGCAGCCTGGTGCAAAACGTGCCCTACGTCGCCCGCGGCCTGGAAAGCCTGGTGGCCAACATCGTGGGCACCGGCATCACGCCGCGCAGCCTGTCCAGCCGCGCCTCCGACATCGACGCCCTCTGGGCCGAATGGGCCCGCGTGGCCGATGCCGATGGCCGGCTCGACATCTACGGCATCCAGGCTGCTGCCTACCGCGCCATGGAGCAAGACGGCGAGGTGCTCATCCGCCTGCGCACCCGCCGCGCTGAAGACGGCCTGCCCGTGCCCCTGCAGCTCCAGGTGCTGGAGATTGACTGGCTGGACAGCAGCAAGACCGGCACCCGCGAAGGCGCCCCAGGCGGCACCATCGTCAACGGCATCGAATACGACGCCCTGGGCAAGGTCACCAACTACTGGCTGTTCGACCAGCACCCTGGTGAACTCGTCACCGGCCGGCGCCAGCGCTCCGCCAGTTACCCGGTGCCCGCCTCCAGCATCATCCACCTGTTCAACCCGGCGCGGCCGGGGCAGGGCCGGGGCTTCACCCGCCTGGCGCCCGTCATCGCCCGCGTGCGTGACCTGCAGCTTTATGAAGACGCCGAGCTGCAGCGCAAGAACCTGGAAACCCGCCTGGCCGTGCTGGCCAGCACAGACCCCAAAGACCTGGCCTTTGACCCCTCGCCAGACGCCGCCACCGTGCAAGCCAGTGGCGAGCTGGGCACCCTGTCCAGCGGCAGCATCACCCAGGTGCCCCCGGGCATGAACCTCACCGTGGTGGAGCCCAAGGCCGCCCCCGGCTACGTGGACTACCTGCGCTTCAACCTGCACCTGGTGGCCGCCGGCATGGGCGTCACCTACGAAATGCTCACGGGCGATGTCAGCCAGGTCAACTTCAGCAGCGCCCGCGTCGCCCTGCTGGAGTTCCGCCGCGGCGCTGAGCAGACGCAGTGGCTCACCCTCATCCCGCGCCTGTGCGTGCCCATCTGGCGCGCCTTCATTGACGCCGCCGTCCTGGCCGGCAAGCTGCGCCAGGCCGACTACCGGGCCGACTGGTCCACGCCCAAATGGGATTACGTCAACCCCGAGCAAGACGTCAAGGCTGATCTGGCCGAAATCAGCGGCGGCCTGTCCACCATCAGCGAAAAACTGCGCCGCCGCGGCTACAAGCCCGAGCTCGTCTTCGCCGAGCTGCGCTCAGACTTCGAACGCCTGCGCAGCGATGGCACGCTGGACCTGCTGCTGCAACTGCAAACCGGCCAGCCCGCCGCCAGCGCAGACCCAGCCTCCAGCCCGCAAGGCACCGCCCGCGAAGCCATCGGCGGCCTCACGCGCATTGCCGAGGCCGCGCTGGTGCAGCGCCAGGCAGACGCCACACACGCCCCCGCCCGCGAGCCCCAGCGCATTGACGTGCGCGTGGAGCAACCCGCCAGCCAGGTCACCGTGCACGCCCCCATCACTTTGCAGCCGCAGGCCGTGGAGGTGCGCAACGAGATCACCACGCCCGAGCCCCAGGTCCACATCGAAGCCGTCATGCCCGCCGTGCGCGCTGAGGCCCCGGCCGTCACCGTCATCAACCAGGTCGAGCCCGCCGCCGTCACCGTGGTCGACAACCACCCCACGCGCAGCGTGCAGACCGTGGAGCGTGACGCCAACGACGAGATCACCCGCACCGTCACCACCTACGAGCGCTGAGGCCCGCCAAAAGCACCACCCCAAGATTGAGCAAAAGAGGACCAACACATGAGCACCCCCGGCGAACACACCTTCATTGACGGCGAGCGACTTTCCGCGCCCGCCCGTGGCGATGGCACCAAAGTGCTGCGGGTTGAGCCACTCGGGCAGCCCGCCATCGCGCGGCAGCTTGCAGCTGGCGTGGCCAGCGCCAACACCGCTCTAACGGCCGGCGCCCAGCGCATCAGCATCTACGCCCGCAGCGCAGACATCCGCTTCGCGCTGGGCTCAACGGCGCAGACCGCCAACGCGAGCACCAGCCACTTCATCGCAGCCGGTGAGCGGCTCGACTTCGATGTGCCTGCAACGCCGAACATCGCCGTCATCCGTGCCGGATCTTTGGACGGCACCCTTGAGCTGACCGAGCTCTCGTGAGGCCCGCGTGAGATTGCGCGCCACCGCCACCTCGGGCTACCGCCACGCCAGCGCAGGCGGTGCTCTGCGGCCGACGCTCGACCTGCGGTTTGCCGAGTACCCCACCCTCGACCCCCGCATCACCTTCACCCGTGCCAGCACGGCCACGTTCTTTAACTCGGCTGGTGTGCTGACATCAGCAGCCGTTGACGCCCCACGCTTCGACTACAACCCCAGCACGCTTGCTGCACAGGGCTTGTTGCTTGAAGAGGCGAGGACGAACATCCTTTTAAGGTCCACTCTTGCTGGAGCAGTGGCAGGGTCTCCCGGCACAGCGCCAACTGGTTGGAATACTGGAACTTTTTCAGGGACGCCAACCTTGGCGCTGGCAACTTCAATATACGGAGCTAGCGACCAAGCGCTAAATTATTCTGGTGTTTCCGGCGATAGACTTTGGCATCAACAAGTAATTAATGTTGTAGATGGCACAACATACACATATTCTGCATATTGCGAAACATCTAGTGGGAGCACAAAAAACGTATTGGAGGTAATAAGTGGTACATCTACTAGGACGGTAATTTCAAATACAGCGACAGATCCAGTAGGCGGCGCTGGAGTTCGCGTTCAAGTAGTGTTTTCTGTTGTAGGCACAGGAACTATTACTTTGCGGATAGGCATTGGCGCAAACACTCCGCTTACCGGCGCGGCTTCCGTCACTCTTAGTCGCCCTCAAGTAGAAGCCGGAGCCTTCCCCACCAGCTACATCCCCACCACCACCACCGCGCTGACCCGTGAAGCCCATGTGGCTTCAGTGAATACGCTGAGCCCTTGGTATAACGCGACGGAGGGGACGTTATACAGCGAGGCCACTTTTACAAATACCGCCAGTTTTAACACCACTGCGGCTCTAAGTGACGGGACAACAAGCAATGCTATACGAACCATTCAGTGGAATGATGGCACGGATCGAATTTTTAGTATTGCTACGGGCGGCGTTTCGCAAGCCAGCTATATTGGTACTGGGCAGATAGGTACTGCAAAATTTGCAGGAGCTTACAAACTCAACGACGTTAACGCATCAAAGAACGGCTCTATTGGCATCACAGATACCGCAGCAACAATTCCGACAGTTAACGCACTATGGCTTGGTGCAACGGGCTCGTCGTTGTTTCTTCTCAACGGCTACCTCCGCCGCATCACCTACTACCCCCGCCGCCTGAGCAATGCCGAGTTGCAGGCCATCACAACATGACCTACGACCCCTTCGATCCATTCAGTGAGGCACCTATGTACACCGACTTCTTCCTGAAATTCACCGACGAAGCCGAGGCCAACGAGGCGCTGTTCACCGAGCAGACCTTCGCGCAAGACGATGTGGTCGAGACGGTCTTGGTGCCCAAGTACGCGGCGGTGGATGTTATCGGCGTGATCTACAAGCCCACGGGCAACGTGCTGCCTGCCGAGGACGAGAGCGGAGACGCGGTGGACGAGATGGCTCCGCTGGACGGCTGGCATGTGAACGTGCGCCACACCGACGAGGCCCCCGAGTTGGACGCCTACAAGGTCGAAGTCAAGACCCCCGCAAGAATGTGGGCCTGATCACCCGCACCGTCACCACCTACGAGCGCTGAGGCCGCCCATGGACATGATGAAACACCACGTCGCCCAGCAAACTGTTGACGCCACCATCGCCAGCGCGGCCAGCAAGACCACTTACACCGGCGCCAGCGTCACCCTCGGCGGCTGGCTGGTCAGCAGCGAAGCCGCCGTGCTCTGCGGCATCGTCCTCGGCCTAGCCGGATTCGTGGTGAACCTGTATTTCCGCAGCAGAGCCGACGCCCGCGAAGAGCGCGAGCACCACGCCCGCATGAACGCCCTGCGCGGCCAGCAGCCTGGCGCCTAAACCCCACGCATCACCTGAAGGACCACCACCATGGCAGTAACCTACACCACCGCAGTCAAGAACGCCCGCCTCGATGCCGTCACCACGGCCATCGGCACGACCGGCGTGCTGGAGATCGGCACCGCGGGCATGAGCACTGTCCTAGCCACCATCGCGCTGGGCAACCCGGCCGCAGCGGCGGCATCGGGCGCCGTGCTGACGCTTGCAGGCTTTCCCCGCAGCGACTCCAGCGCCGACAACACCGGCACGGCCGCAGCGGCTCGCATTCGCACGGCCAGCGGCGGCAGCGACATCATCACCGGCCTGACTGTTGGGCTGTCTGCGGCCGACATCATCCTGGACAGCCTGAGCATCACGGCGGGCCAGCAAGTGACGATCAACACCGCGAGCATCACGCACGCTTGAGGTACTGAGGCATGAGCGCACTTTCTACGAGACTCGCTAATCCCGATGTCGCTGACTTGCCAGATTGGGCCGCAGCGGAGGTGCTGAACGCGCCAGACCCAACGCTGCCCATCGTCGTGACATGGGAGCCGACCAGCACTGGCATCGGCGGCGTGATGGACGCGCTCGGGCCGCAAGAAGGTGCTGCTTTGCTTGATGCGCTGGCCTCAATGGCGACTGACAGCGCGACGCTGCGCTGGGGACTCCGGGCGTTAGAGCAAAACGGTTTGGACTTTTCACTACCGAGTACGCGCTCCGAGATTGACGCGCTGGTTCTCGGTGATGTGATGACGGAGGCGCAGCGCGATGCGCTGTTTGCGCTTTCGCGCCGCTCGCGGCATCCATCGTGGTCAGAGTATCACGGCGTCAACGTCGATGCTCGTGCAGTCGGTATCGCTCGTGGTGCGCGGGAGTAATTCATGGCAGTCGCAAAATGGTCAACCCCATCAACCCGCAGCAGTAACCTTGCGGGCACGACGCTCAACTCGGTCGCAAACGGGTCCGAATCGAGCCGCGTCACCTACGACAACAGCACCACCCGTGACTTGTACGGGTTCGTGACGATCAAGCTCGGCAGCATCACGCCGGCAACTGGCGGCAGCATCACGCTGCGCGTCACGGCGAGCGATGGCACGGATTTAGGCGATGCTGTCGGCGGCGATCTTTACACGATGCCGCTCACCACTGGCACGTCGGCAAAGATAGTCAACGTCCCGCTGGTACGGCTGTATCCGTACTCGTTGCGTCTGAGCGTCGTCAACAACGCTGGCGTAGCGCTGGCGGCAAGCGGGAACGAAATCTACGTGAGGGCTTTCAACGAGGACGTGACCTAATGCCGCAGGGTACGTCTCGATATGATGAGGCCAAAATACAAGGCAGGCTTTGGGAACCTAAATCGTTGCCAATTAAGGCATGGTGGATAGCAGACCAAAAAATAACCACATCTAGTGGAGCTGTGACGCAGTGGGTTGATGTTTTTGGTGGTGCGGTGGCATCACAAGGGACTGATGCGAATAGACCTAGATTAACTTCTATTAGCAATAAACAGGCATTACTTTTCCGTGGATCAGATGGCCTTGCTGTATCTCCCAGTCTGAGTAATCACAGGGGAGTGGCAATTGTATACAGGGATACTAGCAATGCATCTTACAGCACATTTTTAGGCTCTGTTTATAACGGCTCAACTGCGGCTTATCATGGGGCAAGTTCAAACGCTGCAACATTTGATCTAGTTTATACCGCATCTGAAACGCGCAACGGAACAAATCGTCGCAATGGCGTATCAATTGGAAACGGTTTATCAACTGCGCGCCCATCTCAAAATTGCGTACAAATTCATATCCCCACTGCATTGTTTACTGATCGCAGTATAAGCACTATAGGTTACGATCCATATGGTTTATCACGAGCCATTACAGGTGCTATTGGTGAAGTAATTGTTTTTTCTGGTGCTCTTAATAATCGACAGATCGAATTAGTTGAGGGTTATTTAGGATGGTCATGGGGATTGCAAAATTTACTTCCTGCCTCCCACCCCTTTCGTAACCGCCCGCCGCTGATCGGAGATTAACCTATGCCCTTGCGCGTAAGAGTGCCGCGCATCGCCGGCGGGGCAGGGCCGGGGGTTATCACCGGCAACCTGTCGGCTGTCGAGTCCGGCGCCGACGCGCTGGCCGCTGAAGGCCGCGTCCGCGTCAGCGGTGCGCTGTCGGCTGCGGAAACGGGCAGCGACACCCTTGCCGCAGTCGGGCGGGTGGTCGTCCAGGGCGCCCTGGCCGCCACAGAGACCGGTGCAGACACCTTCGCCGCCAGCGGAAAGGTCATCGTCAAAGGCGCGCTCGCAGTCAGGGAGACGGGCGCGGACGCCGCCAGCGCCACTGGCGCCGTCATTGTCAAAGGCGCGCTCGCCGCCACCGAGTCTGGTGCAGACACTTTTGTGGCCACGGGCTCGGTCAGCAACGAGATCACCGGCACCTTGGCCGCCACCGAAAGCGGGGCGGACACCTTCGCGGCCGAAGGCAGCGCCATCGTCTTCCAGATCACCGGCATCCAGGCCCGCCGCCTGCTGCAGATCCACCTGCTGCACGGCCTGGGCATCGGCACGCCGCTGGAGGTCAGCGCCACCGCCCGCACGGCCGGAGCCCTGGCTCAGGCGGTGAGCGAGTCAGGCGTCACCGTCACCGTGGCCACCACCGCCGCGCCCACCACCACGCCGGCTGACCCCGGCGCCCTCATCGACGAGCTGGCTGCGCTGCACGGCCTGACCGGCACGCTGACGATCACCGCCGCCAGCCGCAGCGCCGGCAGCATCACGCAGACCCTGGCCACCGCGGGCGGCACCACCACCGTCACCCGCAACTGACGCACCACCAGGCGCCATGGCCACGCTCAACCCCATTGCCATTGCCCTGCAGGGCATTGGCTTCGAGCCTCTTGACATGGCAGTGCACGGGCTCTTGCCGCTGGGGGTTGAACCGCCGGCGCAAGAGGGTGACGAAGCCTCCCCCCACAGCCGCATCCGCCGCGGCCGGCACGCAGCAGACTTCCAGCCCGATTGGCTGCTTGAAGCGCTGAACCCGCCCAAGCCCCCGCGCCGCACCCGCAAGCGCCGTGAGGAAGACCTGGTGATGCTGGCCTGAGCACGGCTGTGCGCTGCCCGTGTTGAGGCAGCGCATCTTGTCTCAAGTTTCCTGGAAATGAGACAGGCACGCGGCCACCATGCCAGGCATGAGCACAGCCAACGCCACGCCTTCCGCCCCTGCCCAGGTTGCCGCCCCGGCCACTGCACCGCAGGGCGCGCAGCGCATGCTGCCCCCGCAGGTGCGCGCCGGCTCGATCAGCCCCGCCACCTTCAACGAAACCGCCCGCACCGTTGACGTCACCTGGACCACCGGCGCCCTGGTGCGCCGCATGGACTGGTGGACTGGCCAGGTGTATGACGAAGAGCTTGTCGTCAGCACTGAAGCCGTGGACATGGGCCGCCTGAACAGCGGCGCCGCCCCCGTGCTGGACAGCCACAGCGCCCGCAGCCTGGCCAGCCAGATCGGCGTGGTGCTGTCGGCCCGCATCGAAAGCGGCGCCGGCCTGGCCACGGTGCAACTGTCTGAGCGTGACGAGGTGGCCGGCATCGTGCGTGACATCGCCGCCGGCATCATCCGCAACATCTCCGTCGGCTACAACGTCCGCAAATACGAGATCGTCAGCGCCGCCAACCGCACGGATGGCAAGACTGACGCCCCCCTGTACCGCGCCGTGGATTGGGAACCCGCCGAACTCTCGTTCGTGCCCATCCCGGCTGACCCCCTTTCCGGCACCCGCAGCGGTGCCGATTCCGCGCATGGCACGCCGTGCCTGTTTGTCGCCGCAACACCCGCAGCGTCTGCACCCGCAGGCGCTGCAGGCGGCGCGGCGCTTCATCGGGCAGCTGCCCACTCCTTGACCACCTCCACGAGGACCACCATGGACGAAACTCTCCAAGCCGGCAGCGCTTCCAACGCCGCCAACCCCTCTGCTTCCGGCACCGCTGCTGGCGCCCCGGCGCAAGACCAGCGCAACGACGCAGCCACCCAGGCCGCCGACATCACGGACCTGTGCGTGCGCCACAACGTGCCGCACCTGGCCGGGGGCCTGATCCGCACCGGCCAGACCGTTTACCAGGCGCGCGCCGCCGTGCTGGCCGAGCTGGCCGTGCGTGACGCTGCCGCCGGTGGCCACCGCAACGTGGGTTCGCGCGTGGAAACCGTGCGCGACGAAATGCAGACCCGCATGGCCGGCATTGAGCAGGCCATCCTGCACCGCGTCGCGCCCAGCACGCAGCTCGACGACTCGGGCCGCCAGTTCCGCGGCATGTCGCTGCTGGAAATCGGCCGGCAGTTCCTGGACGCGCACGGCGTCAACACCCGCGGCCTGGACCGCGTGACGCTGGCCGGCCGCATCCTGCACTTCCGCAGCCCCGGCATGCACACCACGGGCGACTTCTCCAGCCTGTTCGCCAACGTGGCCACCAAGCGCCTGCGCAACGCCTACGACGAGAACCCCGGCACCTACGCCCTGTGGGCCCGCCGTGCCCCGAACGCGCCGGACTTCAAGAGCATGAGCGTTCC